GATCTCCGCAGGGAAGAGATCCGGTTTTCCTTCTTTGTGGCTTCGGCCCAAATCAGGAGGGGAGACAGGCTCAGCCTGACGAGACACCTAGTATAGTGGCTATACTAGATGCCGTCCTCGTCCGCTTTAAGCGGAAGAGGGGTTTCAAGGGATACCATCCCTTGAAACCTGCTCCGGTGAACGTAGACTTGGTCTGCGTAAATCGGAGGACGTTGCTCACTGAATAGTTCAGTGACCCGAGTGAGATTTGGTACTTTGGACAGAGAATCTGGCCAGCACCAAAGTAACCCTCCAATTACATTGGAGAGTCTCCTCGGCCAAGGAATCGTTTTAAACGATCCCTTTATGTCTACCTCGATATCGGGGTAGGCATACTTTGAGTCCGTCTGGATTTTCCAAGATGAAGCATTCGCTTTCTGTTCAGCTTTGCTGTACAGAGACCAAAGTTGTGGTGCATTTGCCTTGAATTCTTCAAGGCTCATGTCTCTCCGAATTAATTCGGATACCACTTCACCACCGAGAGCTTTAAGCACTCGGTTGTTAGGGTCGGATTCAATCCGACTCGATTCCGACGCCAAGACCTGCTTAAAGTAGGTCGGCCTCGAAATTGCTTGGATCGCCTCTGAGAGCGACAGGTAACCTGCCGCTTTCGCCATGTGGACTTTGTCCCTATGACGGAGGTTCTCCCAAGCCCCCTCAGATTTTCCGAGTTTAACTCGGAGACCTTGATCATCAAGGGTCTGAGGATCAGGGGTAAACACAGATTTAATCTGTGCCTTCTGGAGGTCATTGACCCCCATACCCCTGAACGTCGAATTGCTCTTATACGAGAGCAGAGCAAGTCTGATCCAAAATGGACAGTCCTGCTTCGACGCTTCCTCAATCGCCTTTAAGACGATAGAGGGAAGTCCTAGAATTAGCTCAGCTAGCTCTAGCGATTCTTCTATCTCCGGATTAGATCCGAAGAAAGGAATACCTAACCCCCCGAGGAACTCTGGGAGATAGGTCATAGCCGACGTCCAATCACAGAATGGACGGAACCTCTGTTTAAAACGGAGGTACACAAGCCTTTGAAAGACTTTGTTCGGCCCCAAGATAGCTTCTGGTAACCAGCAAACTTTCTTGTTAAGGTAAAAGGCCTTCCCGATCGCCGGGTTTGCCTCATCCCTTACCACCGTCACTCGCTCAGCGGGTGAGAGTAGCCGTACCTTTACCGAATCGACGTGTAACGTCTCTTCGTAAGGGCGAAGGTGGAGTGGGGTCTTAGACTCCCACTTGGCCTCGGGGTGGTTTAGAACCAACTCTTCGCCATAAAAGAGCCCAATCTCAGATTGGAAGCTTTTATCCACATTAACCTTGTTTTGGTTTTCAACCAGAACAGAGGTTATCTTCCTTAGATAATCTAAGGGACCATGTGCTGCGTGATCATCACCAGCACAGTCAAAGACCCTCCAGGGTTGCCCTGGGGTGGTAGCAAGGAAGACTTTCGGACCATCCGATTTATGTTCGTACCTTCGGTACGCTTCTTCCTCTGCAGCGAGTATTGAGAGTGAAAGGCAACCTTTCGCTCCCGGGTCTCCCATAAGGACACCCCTCGAAGTTAAACTTCC